CACAGCAGATCACACCTCCTCAAAACGATTGAAAAGTATATACTCCCCCCGCAAACACCGCAAAATATAACCAAATGACTATTAAAAATTGCAGAGGATAATAAATGCTTGGCACTGCAGGATGAAGATGTTATATTATAGCAGGTAAAAGGGGGTAAGAAGTAATTGAAAATGTTGCAGAGCTAACCAAACTTGGCTGAGGAGTGCAGAGAAATAACACTTCAACACACAAGGTTGGGGAGGGTAGCCTCCTTGCCTACATATCATGCAAAGGGGACACCACTGCCGTGAGTGCCTCCTTTCCCCCACCGTCATATGCCTTATTTGCCTTTCCTTCACCGTCGTGTACCTTATTAATACCCCAACTAAAATTTGGCTTGAGGGGAAAGGGATGTTATATTACATGGTAAGAAGGAGTTATTAACTAAGTAATAGAATTTAATATGGAAGATGATAAAATTGAGTTAGTTTATGAGTTTAAGTGTGCCTTAACAGGAGATGAATTAGGTATAATAAAAGTTAATGGGGTTGAAAAATGTGTTACTGCTGAGGAATACACCAAACACACATATGATATACTTAACATTATAGATTAAATTTGGCTTATGGGAATTGAAATGTTATATTAGGGCTAAAGAAATAATAAATAATTAAGTATGAGAAGATTTTTAAGTAGGTTTAGTATGGGGTTAGTAGGAATAGGTTTGGCTATAGGAGCAATTTTATTAGCATGTGGAAATAACTTAGGTATTTTATTAGTAATATTTTCACTAATGTGTTTTTTAAAATTAACAATTATATCTCATATTAATAGATATTAGTCATGCTAGATTTGGCTTACCAGGCAAGGGATGTTATATTAGGGTGGAAGAGAAATAAGTATTAATTAAGTAAATTAAGGTTATGAAAGAAATTAGATCTGATATTAAATTAAAACATGAAAGTAAACTTTATAAATTAATAACTGATATATCTGAAGACTTAAGAGATAATAAAGGTTATAGTGAAGAAGAAATTAAAGGATTTTTAATAAAACAAATTTTAGAAATTGTTAGTGAATCTTAATTAGAGGAATATAAGAATCAAAACAAAGTTCGTATATTTAAGTATAAGAAAAAATAAAAATAAAGGTTATGAAAAAGGAATTATTTAAGACAAAGTTTAGAGCAATTATTAATGTTAGAGGAGTAGAGCAAGCGTTTGCTAAGTCAGCAGACACAGCAATGGAGATGATGAGGATTATTAGAGATGAAGAATTTAGTAATATGTTTGTTAGATTAGAAACATTTGATATATCAACTGAAAAACGTAGAGGGAAGCACGCACGAAAGTATTAAGATTTAATATCTCCCCACCAACCAAAATATTGGCTTACGGGGGAAAGGATGTTATATTAGGATATAAGAAGAAAGCGTTATCAAGTAGTTAAATAAAAGGTTAGGTTGAGTTGGTTTGGATAACGGGGAGAGAGATGTTATATTAGGGTATAAGGAAGGGTAAATAAATAAGTATAAATTAAATAAATAAAGGTTATGAAAAATGTAAAAATTGTTAAGAGTAAGAAGAAAGTAGTAGTTGTAGATATCTTAAAAAAAGGTAGACCAGTTAATCCAACAAGTAAGAGACAGATTAGATTAGCTGAATTAGATGTTAAGAGAAAAAATGGTGAGTTAAAAAGAGGGCGTCCAATTAATAATGAGAGTAAGAGACAAATTCGAATTAATGATTTGAATGTTAAGAGAGAAAATGGTACATTAAAGAAAGGTCGCCCAGTAGATGCTAATTCAAAACGTCAAATTAGATTAGCTAAGTTAGATTTAAAACGAAGTAATGGGACGTTAAGTAAAGGTAGACCAGTTAATCCAACAAGTAAGAGACAAATTAAATTAGCTGAAGCTGAAGCTAAGAAGTCATTCAATATAGAAATTGATGAATTAGTTAATAATGCAGTTGCTGAGTTGATTAAGTAATAGTAAATAAATTATATTAAGTTGTTATAGGGGGTGGAAACACCTCCTATTCCAATGGATTGGCTTAATGGGGAAAGAATGTTATATTACGGTGTAGGAAGAAAACGATATATTAAGTTAAAATTAAGGTTATGACAGTAAAAGAAATTAGAAATGCATTAATGACTGTAGAGAAAATAGAATTCACATTACTAGGCTATGGTGAGCTTGCTTTCACAGCATGTTGTCTCAATTATAAAGGTATTAATGGTGCTATTACAAGGTTATATTCACAAATGAATATTAACAAATTCGGTCCAACATGCATTACACTTTATACATTCGATATGATGGGTAATAAAACAACTGCTAAAATTAAATACACCGATGTGACTATTGTAGAGTAGTGGAAGGCAGTGTTTTGCCTTTGTGGGGATTACACTCTGTAGTGTTTTCCCCCTCGTACGTAATAATATAATCGCCTTATTTATTATTGATAATTAATCTATGGTTGTGTGTGCTGCGTACGTACGTAATGATTACGTTATAATCCCGTGTATCGTTGATATCAATATACGTGTATATGGTATGGTAGTTGTGTTAACGTGATGAATATAGAGGATAAAAATCTCTACCATCGATTAATATATACCTATATATACTACCCTACCCTACTCCACTAACACAGACGATATATTGTTAAAATCAACCCCATTAAATCCATTTAAACCACCCTAGGTAACTTCCACGATATACGAAAGATTTCTCTTTAAAAATTTTTTGATCCTTAAAAAAAATATATACTACTTGGCCTCCCAATAAGAGGATGTTATATTATAGTATAATAAGGGAAGGTATTAACTTAATTCATAGGGTTTAGTGAAAGAGCCAAGTGAATTTATAAGAAATGGAGCCTACTCCGCTAACACAACATATCATCCCAGGCATGCCCTGGGTAGTATCTCTTAATTTAAAAATCAAAAGCTCAAAATCATTTGGCCTTTTGGGAAGATGATGTTATATTATAGTATAAGGAAGGTAAGTGCAACTAAGTATCTTATCTAAAAAAATAAGGGTTATGCAAGATAAAAAATTTGTCCAATTGGAGATGAAAATGCTTTATGCAGTTAAGCAGTCAAAATTAAAATCAATTGTAGGTTGTATTTTATTATTAATAAATGCAGTAGTATTCTTTTTAGGATATTTAAATACTACCACGTTAATCATCACTTTAACGTTGTTATTAGTTACGTTAAATCAAATAGCAGATTATCGTATAGATAAATCGGTACTTAATTTAGTCCAATCAATCAAAAAAGGTTATGAAGATGAGGTTTAAATAGTATATACGGATGAAGGTGGTGGTGTGTAGATAATCAAAAAGTGAGGTAAAACTATAAATAAGAAGAGTAAATATAAATCAAAATTAAATTAAAGTTTATTATGGCTGAAATGACAAAAGAAAAGGATGTAAGAAAGATTAAGACCCCAGATGGTAGTATTGTTAGGTATTCATTAGATAATAAGATGCATTATTGGAGTGGCCCGGCTTATATTCCTCAAGGAGATTGGAAAAAAGCTGAATATTGGATTTATGGAATTCAATATACTAAAGAAGAGCATAAGGAGGCACTTAGAAGTCATAATGGTTTGCCTTGGCATAAGACAGGATTAGGAGATACTAGATTTTAAAATTATGGAGAAATTAATCAATCAAACTCTTCAATACAACTTACATAGTATATTAGAGGCACGTATTTTATTACAATGTAAAGAGGTTGATGGTAAACATTTTATGGAGTGGATAGTGGAAGAAAATCCACTTCATAAGGTAGAGTATCATTACCCAGATAGAGCATCTTTAATGCATGATCATTATAAAATATCAAGTTATTATTTCAAATTAAAATAAAATGAAAAATCAAAAAAAGAAGAAGAAGGTAGCAGTATATGCTGAGTTAAGAAAAGAGAGCCAAACGTTTGATGGTTGGTTAAAGTATGAAGTTACTATTAAGAATGAAGATGGTAAATTAGAAAAGGTGCCGGCTTATGGTAAGGATCTACAAGATGCTTTAAGTAGAGTAGTCCATGATTCTAAAGTAAAAGTATTAGAAGAGAAAGTAATTAAAAGGGTGCCAGAAACTGGATGGGCTGTTGCTTGGTTTATGGGATTAGGTTTAATAACTTCATTAATTTATTATAATGTTAATTATAGATATGTTAGTTATTATATCATTAGTTCTATTATGTTATATGCTCTTACAACACTTTCTATATTCAATTGGTTTACACTTAGAAATAGAAGTAAAAAATAGATAAGATGAGTATAGGAAACATGACAATAAGTGAAGCATATCCACATTTGGTAAAGATAGCTAAATTATATGATTTAAAACTAAATAGAGTAAAGGAATTTAGACTTGCAAGATTACTACTAGCAATTAAATACAGCTCACAAGAACATATATAATAAATAAAAACAAATAATATGGCAAAATTAAGAAAATTAGTTACCTATACTGACTACAGATGGGAAGAAGCAGAGTTAACAGAAGAGCAGTTAGCTTTATTTAAAAGCGATCATGATGTTTTCATGGAAAATTATTATGATGGGGAATATGATTTTGATTGGGATTTAGTAAGAGATAAATGCCTAGAAGATGAAGATGCTCCAGAATTAATTGAAGATGAAGACTAATGAAATCAGTAAAAACAGTAGTAAAGGAATATAAAGAAGCTCCTAAAAAAGAAGTTTGGTTGGATGGTGTATTGTATAATTTCATCTATGGGTTCTTGGGATCAGTTGTAATTGTTACATTAACTCTTAAAATAGATATAGCGGTACTGTTAGCATATCTTGCATATTACTTCTTTTTGGGTAAGGTTGTTAATAGACCTAAATACGTTACCTCATTAGGTAAGTTTATTGTATTTCCAATCCCAACAGCAATCGGGGCATTCATTGGTTATAAGATAACACCAATACTAATAACACTATTATAAAATATAAATTATGGCAAATTACTGTAGAACAGATATTATAATTAAGGCTTCTAAAAAAGCAATTGATAACTTCGTAGAACGTTTCGATAAATGTCACGATGGTGCTTACCCAAACCAAGAAGAAAACCCCCACATTATAGATGAGTTCGGTGCTGACGCAGAAGACCTAATCGATAAAGTTGGTTCAAAGTGGGTTAAAATGTGGGATGGTGGAATCAATTATCACGATGATACAGAGGGTAGTAGTGAAGTACACCTTGCCTTAGATACAGCTTGGCACCCACCTTCGGATATGATTTTGGAGATGTTTAGACAAATGGAAGAAATTGATGGTGTGGGTAAAGGTGTAAGCGTATATGGTTCATATTGGGATGAAGGATATCAACCTATAGGTGTGTTTGAAGTTTACTATGGAGAAATAATCTCAGAAGAAAACCACGATTTAGATTATTTTGAATGGGAGGAAAAGGTAGAGGAAGAAGGTGAATCCGAATATGATAGAAATTTTTGGGATGAAGAAGTAGACCCCGCATTTTTAGCACTTCAAGAGAAGCTTGATAAAAGAATGGAAGAATAAATAAATTATAATATTAAATAAAGGTTATATAAAAAGAATAACAATCAAAGAAAGTAAAAACTACGTACCTTACACTAATGAGTTACTTAATGGAGTTGCTGAATACTTCACCTTAACACCTTCACCGGAAGGTGGTAATTGGGAAGATGTCACATATTATACATCCCGTAAGGAGGATCAATATATTAACCGCGATGGGGAGGGAGATTCATGGGTTTATGTTTTATCAAATCCAACTATGCCCGGGTTACTTAAAATTGGGTCAACTTCAAAGTCGCCCGTTGAACGTGCTAAAGAAATATCTCGTGGAACTGGAGTGCCTATGCCTTATGATGTTATATATGCGTTTAGATGTTTTAATGCATTACGTTTAGAACTTGAGCTTCATAAGTATTTTAAACAATACCGCACAAATAATCAAAAGGAATTCTTCCGTATGGATTTGGATGAAGTTAAAGCTGGTATTAATGAGCGAGGTATTAAATATATATAATCATGAAGTCCTCAAAGAATATTAGCATTGGTAAAATAACTAAAGAACAAATTCTTAAATTTGATAGGAAAATTAACCGCGATGAAGAAATTAACGCTTCCACGGGTTGGGTCGCTAAACATAAGATATTTCGCTCAGATAAAACGTATAACCGTAAGTTAAAACATAGTAAACGTATTTATTAATATATTTATATAGAAGAATTAAAGGAGTTATAACAACAGATTTAATAAGAAAATAATTCCGGGCCTATATAATCCTAATTTCTTACATTCCACCGTCTATTTATATATGACATGGAAAGTAAACAAGATTTAGAAAATAGAATAAACTCCTTAAAAGAATCCTATATTAGTATTAATAATATTGCGGATGAAGTTTGGTCTTATCATCCCTCAAACCCTGATTTTATTAATCCTATTCGAGTTTATGAAGAATTAGCTCTTGAATTAAGAAGTTTAGAGGAGAAGATTTCTAATTTGGAATTTCAAATTAATTCACTTAATTAATGAGTGGGTTAGATTCTAAAAAATTATTTGATATATTTGATAAATATCCTATTGATGGTGTTGAGGAAAATTTAAACTCATATAAAAATTCATTTCGTTTTAAAATTGAAATGTTTGTTAAAATAGTTATATATGGGGATCAATGGAAGAAACAAGTTATATCTCTCTTTACTAAATCTACTATAGGTATGGATATTGAGGATATTAATAATGCTGGGGAGTTTATGTTATATACTAGAGCTTGGTTTTGGATTAGCCAGTTTGATTTTGATGATGAGGATTGTGTTAAAGCTTTAAATAAATTAGATCATTCAAGTCTCTTAGCCTCTATAATGAGAACAATTAAATATTTTGAAAAAACAGAAGAATTTGAAAAATGTTCTTTCCTCGTTAACATAAAGAAGCTTTTAAAATAAGCTTTGATTCCACCTCTTTCTTTTATATCTTCCCACTATTAAATAATTAGATAATAATTAGATAATAATTAGATAATGATTAGATAATGATTACATAATTAACATTATTAACGTTTTCATCAACTAAATAAAAAATGACTTAACTACTTAAATATAAAATAGAATTAATCACTCGGAGTAACGTACTCCCTAAATTTAAAAATAAATAAGTTATGAAATTATCCGCTGAAGAAATTGAGCAAAATTGGAAAACATTTTTATCATATATTGATAAACATATTTCATCTCCTCGTAAGGAGAAATTATTAGACTTCTATAAAAAATTTGAAGATAGGTTAATATTAATGCCTGCAGCTCATAAAAAAGAATATCATAATGCCTTTCCTGGAGGGTATATTGATCATGTTAATAGAGTAATTGAATGTTCTCTCAAAGTCAATAAAGTCTGGTCTGAGATGGGTGTTGATGAAAGTACTTATACTATTGAAGAATTAGTATTTTCTGCTATAAATCATGATTTAGGTAAAATGGGTAATGAAGAGCATGCATCATATATCCCTCAGACAGATAAATGGAGAAGAGATAAATTAGGAGAAGATTATAAATTTAATGAAAAAATTCCATTCGCATCAGTTCCAGATAGAGGTCTTTTCTTACTTCAATCTTATGGGATACAATATACATTTAATGAAATGATAACAATCCAAACACATGATGGGTTATATGATGAAGCTAATAAGAAATATTTATTCGCTTACACTCCCGGGCAAAAACCAAGAACAAGTCTTCCTTATATAGTTCATCAAGGTGATTTAATGGCAGCTCGCATTGAATTTGAGCGTGAATGGTTACCTAAATTAAGAGATGGAGGAGTAAAAGAAGATAATTTTGAGTTAAAAGCAACTAATAAAACAATTAAGGATAAGGCATTAGGTAGTATTAAAAGTAACGGGTTAAACGATTTATTACAAGGATTATGATTTTATTAATAATAATAATAGCAGCAGTAATAGTAGTAGTTTTAGGATTTACTACAATAAATTTACTTAAAAAAAATGAGAAGCAAGAAGATATATTATCTTCATACATAATCTATTTAGATAAGATATCTAGATGTATTGAACTCTCAGATAATAGATTAAAGGATATTGATGCTAAAGGAACTTTTGCATCTGATGATGAAGTTGGTTTTTTCTTTGAGCAAATAAGTCAAATCCAAGATATTTTAAATGAATTCCAAATAAAAGAAATTAAATAATATTAAAATGGCTAGATATAAGAAAAAACCAGTAGAGATTGAAGCAATTCAATTCATATCTGATAACATTGAAAAAGTATATGAAATGTTAGGTGATAACTTAATAGTAACTCCTACAGCTGAGGGTGAAGGATTATATCACTTTATAAGAACTTTAGAAGGCGATATGGAAATCTCTTGGAACGATTATGTTATTAAAGGTGTTAAAGGAGAATTTTATCCGTGTAAACCTGATATCTTTGAATTAACTTATGAAAAAATAAATTAAAATGGCTAAAGTTAAGAGGCGTAGACCCAAGCAGAAAAGAAATTACTTTACTAAAGAAGCGGAGGATGCTATCTTACTCTTTAATAAAACATCTGATCCTGAAGAAAGAAGTAGAATATATTCTAAATATATTCATTATCCTTTTTTTAAATTAACCCAAAATATAATTCATACTTTTAAATTTTATCATACTAAAGTTGAGGATTTACAACATTTACAACATGAAATTGAAGTATTTTTATTAAGTAAACTCCATCTTTACCATCATAGTAAAAGTATAGATGATAGATTATATAAAATAATCGTTAGAAAATATATGCATGGTAATTATGAAGAATACTTAGAAATTATAAATAAAGAAATATTAGAATATAATTCAAATCTTACATCTGAGGATGATGAAGATCCGGGTTTACCCTTATCTAAAGAAGAATTTAGACTTTTACTTGAAAAAAATGCTTCTTTTGCTGAACAATATGGTTTATTTAAAAAAGGCACTTTTCTTAAATTTACTAAAGGTGCAGATTGTATAACTCAAGAGCAGATTAATAAATTTATTACTCCCTTTGAAGGTGAAATTGATGAAGAATGTTATGATAAGTTAAAAAAATTAACCCCACCAAAAGCATATTCATATTTCGGTACCATTACAAAACGTTGGTTAATTAATTATTGTAATGGTAATTATGAGGAGAAGATTCTAAAAAACCCAATAGATGAAATATCCCAGGATATAAATTACTCATATGGGTTAGATGAAGTAATTACATATAATGATAAATTATCTAATTTTATAGATGATTACATAGAATATATAACAAAAAATATATATACTTTCTTCCCTAAATCTAATGATGCTAAAGTTGCAGATGCTGTTTTAGAGTTATTTAGAAAAAGAGCAGACATAGACATTTTTCAAAAGAAAGCTCTATACCTACATATACGTGAATTAGGTGATTTTAAAACCCCAAAAATTACTAAAATATCTGATACTTTATATACTATATTTAAAGAAAATTATATTTTTTATCTTGAAAATGGTTACAGTAAATTTGAACCTTGCTTAGTTTAAATATTTATAATAAATTTATTTAATATGAGTAGTCTTGATAAAAAAATATTTGGTAAGAAGAAATTCTCAGATATCCTATCTGAAATATATGATAACCAAAAAAAGAAAGAATCACAAATATCAGCTCTAATACAAGAATTAAAACCCTTAATAAATGATATTGGAGATGCTACTTTAATAGTTCCCCTTATTAAGGAATATATGGATTTAGGAATTAAAAATGATGAGCAACTTATTAAAATGTCCACTATCATTCAAAGAGCATTAAATAATACTGAAAGCGCTGAGGATTTTGGTTTATCTGAAGATGAGAAAAAACAATTATTTGAAGAGATAGAAAAATACGGAGAAAAAAAAGATGATAAATAAAACAGGTCTTGTTGGATTAAATAAAAACTCATCTCCCCCTAAAACATCATCAGAGGGGATTAATAATTCTTTAGCTGAGTTAAATAATAAAATGGTAATTGGTAGAGTAACCGATATCGTTTTAGATGAAAACCACCCAAAATTTAGTGAAGTGGGGGGTTGGAATGGTTTAGGTACTATATTTTTTGAATTTGATAATTTAGTATCATCTAAAAACGAAGGAACAGCTAAATCTTTCTTCCCTCAAAGTAAAAACTACCCTTTAATAAATGAGATGATTTTATTATTCTCATTACCTAATTCTTTAATGGGGGAAAATAATACTTCTAAATCTTATTATTATATAAATCAAATTAATATTTGGAACCACCCACATCATAATGCTTACCCTAATTTATATGAGGCTAAGGATACAACTCAACAAGAAGATTATCAACAAACTGAAGGGGGCTCTGCAAGAAGAGTAACAGATTCATCAACAGAAATTAACTTAAATAGTCCTTTAAACCCTAGCCAAAACACATTTATTGAAAGAACAAATATTCATCCATTATTAGCATTTAATGGTGATATACTTTATGAAGGTAGATTTGGTAATAGTTTAAGATTAGGCAATACTTCAAAATCAAATAGCCAATATACTAATAATTGGTCCACTTCAGGTAAAAATGGTGATCCTATAATGATCCTTAGAAATGGTCAACCTATAAATAGTTCTGAAGAAGGATGGATTCCTATAGCTGAGGATATACGTAAAGATTTATCTTCTATTTATTTAAGTTCATATCAAAAAATCCCAATTGGGTTATCTAATGAAAATTTTAATTCATTCCAAACCCCACCAACTCTACCTTCTCAATTTAATTTACCTCAAATCATACTCAATTCAGATAGAATTGTTATCAATGCTAAAAGTGATAGTGTATTAATTAGTGGACAAAATTCAATTGGTTTATCTTCAAATGGTAGTATAAATATAGAAGCTAAACAAATTTATTTTGATGGAATTGATATACGATTAGGAAGAAAAGATGCTTCACAATCCGTTTTAAAAGGAAACGATACTGTAGAATATTTAAAAATATTAATTACTGAATTAAAAAACATAACTGAGGCTTTAAAATCAATCCAAGATTGGCCTCAAGGAGTTCCTGTTACTAATTCAACTATGTTAACTGTAGCTAATTCTGCCCAAAAAGTATTTGAAAAAGTACATGATAATATAGATAGTATTAAATCAACATTTGTAAAAACTATTTAAAATGAATTATACTTCTATAAAAGCTATTAATCAACCTACTCCCATAGGAGGAACTTTAAATGGAGGATATATTCCATTTGATTTACTCCCTAAATCTATTCAAACATTAATTTTAAATCCCAATTATCTAGTTTTAGTTAGGGAAAAAACAAACCCAAATACAGCAGGTGGTGGGAGAACTGAGGGAACCTTATGGTATAATAAACAAGTTTTAGCATTCACAGTTGAAGATGCCATTCGAAATAAAAAAATAGCAAACAAAACAGCCATCCCCGACACGATAGAAGATGCTAGTAAATTTAATGGTATTCCCTCTAATGTATATAATATTACTTTAAGAAGTTACACTAACAAGGATTGGATTAGAAAAGCCCATTATAATGGGAAAGGATTGATGATTTCCTCCAAATCAGACAACTCTCGTGATCCGGTTAATATATATGAAGAGGATGTTTTCCTTGGTGCTTCCTTTGCAACTGATAGAGGAAATATAGCTTTTGATGCTGCTTGGTTTCATGCTGGATCATCAGAAGGTTCATCCTCAGGATGTATAATTGTTGGTTCTACCAGAAATTCAAACGGTACTCTTATCACATCCCAAACTGCAACTCGAAATTTAAATAAATATTTACAAAGTATAAAATTAGTAGGAACTGGTAAAAAACAACAATTTGCTATTATTAACTTATGGGAATTCCCAGAACCACCAACTATAATAAAAACCCCAGCATTAGTAATTAATAGTGAAACTAATATATCACTTACAACTGTAAAACTAGAATTACTTCCTGAGATACAAATTGAAAAATCGATCAAAATAGAACCCCTCCAAAAAACACCAGAACTAGAAATTAAAAAATCCTTCATTGATTCCTTAACAAATTACATAAACACACCATAAAACCTAAAATATCATTAATAATCAATAATGTCTAATAACCCAATATCCATAGAACTTACTTCTTCCCTATCTTCAGTAGATCCTAAAAATTTACCAAAGATTCTTATTTCTGCTGAGGGGTATGAATCTAAAGAGATAACTCCTTATAAAGGGGATGGAACTGCAAAAACAGATTTAGGAGTAATTGCTTTAACCCCTATTAATGTTGCTTTAGAACAAGATAAAATTAAAGCATCCCAATTAAACACATCTCAAATTAAAGAACTCTCTAAAGGAAATAAATCACCAGATTATTTTTCTAAAGAACGTCTATCTAATCAAATAGATAATATTAAAAGTACTTTAATACCTACAATATTAACTTTAATAGCAGGATTTGGATTAACTAAAGCTACTGAATTACTAGCCAAAAACCAATCTGATATTTTAGATAAAATCAACAATAAATCTTCTTGTCCTTCTCAAGAAAAATTACTTTCAATAATAAATAAAAAAAATAAATTAGTTAAACAATTAAATAATAGTTTAACATTAATAGATAATACCACTATAGCTTTAGGTATTTCGGGGGGAGTTATAGAAGCATTCGACATAGCATATAATTCTTTAAAAAATCTTCCTATACCTTCTTCAACCGGTGTTCCTGGGGTTCCTGGTTTACCTCTTAATGTTATATTAGCAATACAAGATAATAAGGATAAAATTAATACTAATATAGATAAATTAAAAAATATAAATATTAGTGTATTAGCTATTTTAGTTTTACTTAGACAAGTTCTTCTTCAAGTCATACAATTACTTGATTTACTTGATAATCTTGTTCAAAAATGTTATCCTGATGCTGATCAAGAACAAATCTCAGCTGAATTAATAGCTTTAACTCAACAACAATCTAACCAATTATCTCCTGTAGTCACAAACGTAAACGGATTTGAAATGGGGGTTGAGACTGAAATAACAACAAATTCCTTAAAACGTAGGAGAGCTATAGCTAGAAATAAATCCGGAATAGTTATGCTAAAAGGAGAATTCTCATTCAGTTCTGTAGATCAAATCCTAATAGATGAACTTATATTTTATATTCAACAAAATGATTTAAAAGCATAATAACTAAATATTTATAATAGATGAAAACTGATGTATTAAAAAAATTGATTAAGGATGCTGTAAAAGAAGCAATCCAAGAAGAATTAAAAGAAATTCTTTTAGAAGCGATAAAATCCCCTAAATCTCAAATTAATGAATCTTTCTCCCAACCAATTAATATTGGGAATAAAGGTAAAGATACTCCTAACAATATAGATATGAAATCTAAATATGAAAATATGATGGGAGCCCTAGAAGAAACTAAAATGTCCTTCTCAACTCAAGATATAGCACCTATGAATACAGTAGGTGTTGATCCAATAAATGGCTCTTTACCAAATGGTTCTGTTAGTTTAGACCAAATTGGTAATTTATTAAACATGTAATGGCTTTTAATCCTCAACAAATATCACCCATTGATTTTAACCCCTCAACTGCTATTGGGGTTGATATTCCTTTTAATGGTAGTGCGGTTTTTAAATCTAATTTCCAAACTAAGGATGCTATAAAAAATAACTTAATAAATTTTTTCTTAACTAATCCTGGAGATAAATTTTTAAATCCATCTTTTGGTGGGGGGTTAAGAAAATTTATAGATATTCAAATATCTGATGATAATCTTGATTTTTTAAAAGAAGATATTTCTTCAAAATTAGGATTATATTTTTCTAATGTAATCATTACTTCATTAAACCTTTTTAAGGACACTGATTCTAATTCTATTAGTGTTGAATTAAATTATAAGGTTTCTAACACTAATATAAATGATACCTTAAATATAGAATTCTAATATGGCTACAACTCCTAATCGTGATATAAAATACTTAAATAGAGATTTTACAGATTTTAGAAATAGACTCATTAATTTTCTCAAACATATTTCCCTAACACATATAATGATTTCTCTCAAGCCTCTCCTGGGATGTTATTTATGGAACAATCAGCTTATGTTGGGGATGTTTTAAGTTTTTATTTAGATAATCAAATTCAAGAGAATTTTATCCAATATGCTAGACAAACAAATAACATATTTGAATTAGCTTATATGTTTGGGTACAAACCAAAAACAACAGGTGTAGCTCAAGTAGATATAGATTTCTATCAACAACTTCCTGCTAAAACTAGTGGTAGTACTGTCGTTCCTGATTTTGATTATGCTTTAACAGTGGGTGAAAATACTACTGTCTCTCCAACCCAAGGAAATTCTTTATTCTTAATCCAGGATAAGATAGATTTCTCAATTTCATCATCACAGGACCCAACAGAAATATCTGTTTATCAAATTTCAGGAAATACACCTCAATATTATCTTCTTAAAAAAACAAGAAAAGCTATATCTGCCGTAATAAATACTTCTACACAAACCTTTACAGCCCCTCAGCAATTTCAAACAATTAATTTAGAATCTCCTAATATTATTAAAATATTAGACATAAATGATTCTGAGGGAAATTCATGGTATGAAGTTGATCATTTAGGACAAGAAATGATTTATGATAAAATTAGTAATACTAATGCTAATGATCCTAATAATATTCAAGATAGTGGGGAGGTGCCTTATTTATTAAAACTAAATAAAATTCAGAGAAGATTTACAACACGATTTACTTCTTTATCAAACCTCCAAATTCAATTTGGGGCTGGAACCTCTTTAGATAGTGATGAATTAATTATACCTAACCCTAATAATGTAGGAATAGGATTACCTAGTGAACAAGATAAATTAACATCAGCATACTCTCCTACAAATTTCTTATATACAAATACTTATGGTATCTCACCATCAAATACATCTTTAGATATAAGATATTTAACCGGTGGGGGGGTTTCCTCTAATGTAATTGCTAATACCTTAACATCCCCTTCAACAGCTTTAATAAAATTTAATAACATTAATTTAAACCCAACAACCGCAAATTATATATTCTCTTCATTATCATCAAATAATCTATTAGCTGCTAGTGGGGGGAGAGGAGGAGATACTTTAGAAGAAATTAGGCAAAACTCATTAGCTCTAATTGCATCCCAACAAAGATCAGTAACAGCAGAAGATTATTTAGTTAGGGCTTTAAGTATGCCTTCAGAATATGGCTCTGTTTCAAAAGCTTATATTGAAAAACCTCTATTAACAGATGATCAGGTCTCTACAATTGAAACTTTAAACTTATTTACTTTAGGATTAAACTCTCAAGGTCAATATACTCAATCATCACCAACTTTAAAGAAAAATTTAAGAACTTACCTCACACAAAATAGAATTATAGGTGATAATATTGAAATTAGAGATGCTTTTATTATAAACATAGCTATTAATTTTGAAATTATAGTACTCCCTGAATTTAATAATAATGAAGTTCTTTTAAAATGTATAGGGGGGTTAAAAGATTATTTTAGTAGAGATAAATGGCAAATAAATCAACCCCTTCTATTAAGAGATATATTTCTTCTTTTAGATAGAATAGAAGGTGTTCAAACTATTAAAAATGCTATTGTATCAAATAAAGCAGGAACAACAACTGGATATTCTCAATATTCTTATGATATTAATGGAGCTACTCAAAATCAAGTAATATACCCCTCATTAGACCCAAGTATATTTGAGGTTAAATACCCAGACCAAGATATTAAAGGAAAAGTTGTTCCATTATAATATTTATAACCATGGCAATATATAAAATCTTCCCCTTCAAAGACTCTACCCTATACTCAGCGTATCCTGATGCTAATTTTGGGTTAGATGCTATTAGTGAAGTGAATAATAATTTAGGAATTACTGGAAATCCTGAAATTGCAAGATACCTAACTCAATTTGATAGCTCTGAAATTACAAATGTTATTGATAGTATAATTAGTGGTAGTGATTGGGATGTTAATTTTAGAACTTTTATAGCAAACGCTCAAGGAGTAAGTATTGATCAAATTTTAGAAGTATATCCTATAGCTCAAGAATGGAATAATGGTACTGGAGAATTTGGTGATTCCCCCTCAACAGTAAATGGTGTAACTTGGGTTGATAGAACATCTAAAGATACTAATCCTTGGGATATGAGTGGTAATATAGGAACTGAACTTTTTACAGGCTCCTTTGTATCAACATATGTTACCCAAGGAGGAGGTAGTTGGTTCTACTCGGGCTCAGGAGTACCTTCTTATAAAGTAACTCAATCCTTGAGTTTAAGAAGTAAAAAGGATTTAAATATAGGAACAAAATTAATAGTATCAAAATGGTATAGTGGTTCAATACCAAACTATGGATTTATAACTAAATTATCTTCTAATAGTGAATTCAACGCTTCCTCTTCACAACAGCCTATACTTAAATATTATAGTGTTGATACTAATACAATATATCCCCCTCAATTAGAATTTAAGTGGAGGGATTATACCTCAATTTTAAGTGGAGGTGAATCAACAATTGTTTCTAATTCAAACATAAAAATGTCCTTAGCGGAAAATCCCGGGGTTTTTAATATTAATTCTATTAATAAATTTAGACTTAATATTAGCCCAACATATCCTGTGAGAACATTTCAAACAAGTTCATTTTATGTTAGTAAAAATTATCTACCAACAGCATCATATTACGCTATAAAGGATTTAGATACTAATGAATTTATTGTTGATTTTGATACTCAATACACTCAAATTAGTGCTGATTCTACAAGTAATTATTTTAATATTTATATGGATGGGTTAGAGCCTGAACGTTATTATAAATTATTAATTAAAACGACTATAGACGGTTCAACTAGAATATACGACGATAATTATTATTTTAAAGTAATTAATGGATAATGAGTGAAAATATTAAATTAAATAAAACAGTTTTTAACAAGTCTCAATACTCTAAAACAATAGACAATTCATTCTCTCAATTGGGGGTTAAAACTATTTCTGAGGGATTAGCAGCTCAACCTACAACTAATGATTTCTTTTCCCAATATAATGATTTATTTTATGATATACCAGAATATGGTACAAATAATTCTCATGAATATTTAATAAAAACTAGTTCAGAATATATTAATTTTGAGGCAAATCAAGAAGAAATAATAGCATTGCAAGCTGAAATTACTCAACTAAGAGTAGATTTACTTGAAGCTCAAAAACAAGTAATAGAATTAGAGACCGGAACTTCATTAAATGAAAATTAATAATGGTTGATATAAATCAAATAAGTCCAACTCTAATAACGAGTCAAATAGAGTATGCCCCTAGTGATAGAAGTTTAATTTCATCTTTTGGGATTGATTCTATATTAGATACTTCAAGTTATATTGAGTATAATATATATGATTTAAATAATAATTTATTATCTAATACATATAATTATAATTCATACACAATCCAAAATGATGGTCAATCCTCTGGAACTGGAGAAGTATCTAATATTATACTTAATCCTGAAGAGGATTTAATAAATACAGGATTTGATCAAGGTGAGTACAATGTTTATTATAATATCCTATCACGTAAAATTGGATCGAACTTAGAAAATCTATTCATATCAGAAATTTCTTCCGATAGAACTGAAATAAGGTTAGATAGTAACGATATAAATATTCTTACTATACAAGAACAAACTGAGAATTTTATTCTTGAGCGAGAAAATAGTAATTATTTTTTAGATTTTTTTATTAATTTTGGGGATAATAATTTATTTATAGCTAATAATATTAGTATATCAAATGAAGATCCTAATGGTGTAACCATATTAATTAAATTATATACACCCCTCCCTGAAGAATATGGGATAAAATCTAAATTATGGGTTGTTACCTCTATAGATGAGTCTTTAGCTTATAATGTAAAATTTATAGAAGAACCTATAATAATTGAAGATTCATTTCCACTTAGCGGTCCTAATTTTAATCTAGAATTAAAAGATCAAATAAATAACTCAACATTAGAATTATCATACTCAGATATAATTAATACAACTTCCACATCCTCCTTAAACCAACTCAATAGTTTATTAGAAGAAAAGGAACTTTCAATTAATATTGATTATAGTGATTTTTCTGAATTTATACATTTTAGTTCCGGGCAAACTAGACTTGAAAATTTTTCATATAAAATAAATTTATTAGAACAGTATTCTTCCTCAATAGCCATTATAAATACTAATATAATAGGTCCTACTTCCTCCTCATTTGCTATAAATGAGAGTAAAACTATATTAGAAAATAAAATTAGTAATATAATAACTAATTTCGATCATTATGAATATGCTTTATATTATGAAAGTGGCTCATATGCTTGGCCTAAATCAACAACGCAACCTCCTTATAAACTACATACACCTGGTAGTACTGAGGTTTTAAATTGGTTTGGTAGTTTAAATGAGGATAACCCATTATATGGAGGAATAATACTTTCAGCTTCATTATATGATGAAGAAAACAAAGACAACTTAATATTTTCAATCCCTGAGTATTTAAGAGAAGACCCAGAAAATCAACCATATGAGTTATTCATTAACATGGTAGCTCAACATTATGATAATATTTGGATTTATATTAAGGATGTTACTCAAAAGTTTAATTCAGATAATAGATTAAATTATGGTGTATCCAAGGATTTAGTTGCAGATACAATTAGAGATTTTGGTATTAAATTATATCAAAATAATTTTTCTAATGATGATTTATTTACTGCTTTCTTAGGATTAACTCCTGAGGGTAGTTTATTTCCATTTCCTAATATAACCGGCTCCTTACCAACACCAACAGGATATGAATATATTAACACTTTTATATCTGCATCTAATGATTATATTCCGTTAGATGATGTTAATAAATCTTTATATAAGAGAATATATCATAATATCCCATATTTACTTAAAGCTAAAGGCACCATACCAGGATTAAGAGCCCTTATCACTTCATATGGTATCCCGGATACTATTTTAAGAATAAATGAATTTGGGGGTAAAGATAAAGTAAATTCTAATGATTGGGATTTATATTCAAATAATTTTAATTACGCCTTTAACACAGACGAAACCAACTCTATAAGGACTCCATGGGTTTTAAATCCATCTTGGAATTCACCTTTAAATAATCCATCTACAGTAGAATTAAGATTTAAAGCTGAAGATATTTTACCTACAAATACACATCAATCTATATTTAGTTTATATAACGGAGTAACTTTAATATCAGATCTAACCTTAGAATATACAGGTTCAGGTTTAACTAGTGCTTCATATTCTGGATCTACAATAGACCCTAATTACCAATATGCAACACTAAAATGGAGACCTGATATAACATCAGGAAATTCTGCTAGTATTTATTTACCTTTCTTTAATGAGGGGTGGTGGTCCATAATGGTAACCAGTGGAAGTTCTAATGGGTTTGAATTAACTGCAGCTAATAAAATATATTCCGGAAATGATGGTACTTCTATTGGATATATTACTTCCTCCCTTATCAATGAAGGCTCATGGAATACATCTACTACAGCATATTTCACAACATCATCACTACACTCAGGATTCTCAGGTTCATTGCAAGAAATAAGATATTATAATACTATTTTAAGTAAAGATTCCTTTAAAGATTATGTAATGAATCCTCTATCAATTGAGGGTAACACACTCAATTCTTCACCTAATGAATTAATATTTAGGGCATCCTTAGGAAGTGAATTAGATATTACATCATCTACTTCAATCCACCCAAAAATAACAGGATCCTGGGTTAGCACATCATCTTTTAGTAGTAACAGCAATTTCACTTTTTCATCAACACCTTCATATAAAACCAATACAGAATATTTCTTCTTAGATCAACCAGCTGTAGGTATTAAAAATAGAATAACTGATAAAATCCGTGTAGAAGATAATATTTTACCCGAGGGTGATGTTTTATCCCCATTTCAAAGATTATCACAAACTCAAGCTAATGTAAGTTCTAGTTATACTCCTAATATTAATTTGTTAGAAGTAGCATTTTCCCCTCAAAATGAGATAAATGATGATATAATTAGTCAATTAGGGTATTTTAATATAGGGGATTATATAGGTGATCCTAGTTTTAGAACTAATCCCTCTGATAATTATCCTGATTTAAATGAATTAAGAGATGCTTATTTTGAGAAGTATATTAAAAATTACGATTTATTTGGTTTTATAAAACTAATAAAATATTTTGATAACTCTCTCTTCAAAATGATAAAGGATTTTATTCCTGCAAGAACCAGCCTAGCATCAGGAATAGTTATTAAACAACATTTACTTGAAAGAAATAGATATAAAAATGTTTTAGTAGACTCTAATTCTACTATTGCTAAGTATGGTAGAAGTGGTTCTATTCATTGGAATGAACCTCTAACCTTTCAAGATATATCTATTAGTGGTACTGTTAAACCTCAATGGAATAATTACGAAGAAGGAAGAATTGTTAATCCTTCCGGGGAGCCTGCAGGAAGTGTAATTAAATTCAACTCAACAACAACTTCCCCCTTAGGTTCTGAGGGGAGTGGGCCTAATAATATATTTAATATTACCCAAAGTTGGAATGAAACTTACCCAACACTATCAGGATCAGCAAATACACTGCATGATAGTCAAGATGAGTTTTATAATGGTGAATTTAGTGGATCTATATTAACAGTAGCAACTCAAAACTTAAACCCAGGTTGTGATCCTTTTAAGAAAGTTAACCCTAATAGTATAGGATTTTATGGTGTAAGAATGTATAGTGGGAGTGGGTATAATTTTGGTGATTTTATTAATGTTAATAATCACCCAACAGATGGATATATATCAATATGGTATCAAAACCCATCATCACCTACTCTACCACCTTCACCTGATGTAGATCTATAAATAAATAAAAAACTTTAAATAATGGCCGAAGGGGTAAGATATATAAAAATAGCAAAAATAGATAAGGATGGAGTTGATCAAACTACTACTCTTCAATCCTTAACTGAACTTACTATTCCCTATAGTAGTGGAAATATTACTTATGATATTTTAACCATCTCGGAACAGCCAACTCATTTTGTATACTATGTTGAAAACCCAAATTTAGAATGGGCTGATAGAGCTGATATAGAGTATGATTTTACAGGGTCTTTAACTACTTCATCACTTTATTTAACTACTTTTTCACCAAAAAGAGTATCTATCACCTCAGCAGAAAAAGATTCCTTTGGTTTTTATAATTCTACTACACAACAATATATCTTAAATACTTACCCCCAAAAGGATATACATTTTATACTAACTGGGAGTTACTCTAATACAGGACTTTACCAAACTAATATAAGAAT